TGATGTAGCTAAAATTAAAATCCATGTAAGAGACAAATATCCAAATAGATCATTTGTTACTTCATCAAATTATTTAAATCCTGGATATTTTACAACATCTTCATATTATAGTATTAGAGATGCCCACACAGAAGAAGTAGTTATCCCTTTTGATAATAATTGTACTAAATTAAGTGCAGATAATGAAGGTATGTTTTTTAAATTATATATGAATGGATTACAACCAGAAAGGTACTACCGTATTTTATTTAAACATATAAATAATGATGGTACACAAATATATGATGATAATTATCATTTTAAAGTAGTTAGATAATGGCTGAAGAAAATATAAAAACATCTAAAATAGTTTATGGAGCTCAATCAGCTAATGAATTTATTAACAGATCTTTTACAGAATTATTTAAAACAAAAGATCCAGTAAATATTAGTAGGTTTTTCTCTATGTACGATAATTTATTTTATAACATTCCTAAAACTGGAGATCAATCTCATACTACTTTAATAAATAAAAGTCAAAATTATGTAGATAATTATCAAAATCCTCTTCAAGTAGAAGTTGATTCACTTAGAGAAGAAGTAATAAGACTTACAGAACAACTTAATGAAACTGAAAATGAAAATCCATTTTATCCTAATGGAACTATATTAGCACCTATGAGTAATAAGGGGTTTCCTCAGGGGTATAATATCCATTATATGGATAGAGGTTTAGCAAGAAAAGTAGTAGGTGAGGATGATGGTGATGCTTTTTTAGCATTAAAAGCTTCTTTAGGTTTTCCTTTTACTATAGATTATAATGAAGTAGTTTTAGCTGTTCCTCAATCTATCATAGATGGTTTAGATAAAGGACCTAAATTAGATATAGAAGATATAGCTTATCCAGGAGCTAAAAATGAAGAACGAAGATTACAAGCTAATATAACTCAGCAAAATCAAATATCAATAGATAATATAACAAATAATTCTTGGTGGGAACAATATCTTAATAGTGGTGGTGGACAGTATAATCGGCGCAAACTTATTGAAGAAGGAAAACCAATTATAGAAGATGCTATTAGAAATGCTTGGAGACAAGAAAAACAAATAGAAATTTTAAGAAATGAATATTTAAGGGATATAAAATATGGTTATACTGAAGAAGAAAGAACTAATGGACAGCTATTATTAGATCAACTTTTAGGAAATGACCAAAAACAATTATCTTACATTAATGATTCTACACAAAAAATTACACAGCCATATAATAAATTAAATGCTGCTAGAGATACATTAGTAAGGTATAAAAAAATATGGACATTACTAAAAGATGCAACTATAAACACTTATAGTATTATAACAGATATCCACACAATTGTAAATAGTGATATTCCTAATTCAGAAAGAAATGAATTTGAAGGTAAATGGAATGATGGGAATTTTTCAGAGTTTTTTCCAGGAATTGATTTAACAGAAGAATAAATTATTTAATTAATGGCTGAAATACAAAACATATCAACACAACAAAGATTAAATCTTAATAATTCTGTAGTAAAGAAAACATTAAGTTTTGATTTTGGTCTGCCCCAAGATTATATAGAATTACATATATTTAATCAAAGTAATCAATTATTATCTTCAGTAAGTAATTTTACAAATTATACTCAACCTACTCCTAAAGAAATTAACATGGACCCCGTACAGGTATTAAATACTAACGGGTATCTTTCGGGTAAATATAAATTAGTATTTAATATACAACGTAAAAAAATATTTAATACTTTATCTAAAATATTTACTTTAAAAGAAATTTCACCATCAAGAACTGAACTTAGAGCAATTGCAGGTAATATTAATAATTCTGAATTTGATAATGCGGTTCAAGGATTTATAAATGAAATAGAAAGTTCAATTTCTTTTGTAGATTTTATTTTAAATTTTGGTCAAAATCAAAATATTCCTGGTGTTAATTTAATTTTAAATCAAAATCCAAATAAACACGAAATATTAATTAAACTAGCTCAATCTTTACCTAATGAATTATCTTTAAACAATAATTTTAATATAATAACTGATATATCGGATTCTATTATAATAGATATTGATTTAGGAGGTATAGATTTTGTAGATGATAGTGTAAATTTAAAAGGTCCTAATTTTAAAATTGATGTTAGATTAAATAATAGTGTTCCTTCAAGTTATAAAAATTATGATGAAATTTTAGAATATACATTAACCTCATCATACCAAAATTTATTAAATCAATTAGAAAAAAAAGACATACCTAATGTAGTATATGATTATATCCCACCTATTTCTTCTAGTGATGAAGCTATAATTGATAAATCAGCATATCATTTTGAAAATTTTGTTCATTTTGGTAGTGCTTTAGAAAGATTAAAAAACTTTAAATATAAAATAGAATTACTTGAATTATATGATTCTCAACTTAATGACATAAATTCAATCACAGGAATAACTTCTTCTTCAATATACATTAAAAATAATAAAGAAGATATTAAAACTAAACAAACTAATCTAATTAAAGGATTTGATGGTTATGAAAGATTTTTATATTATAATTCAGGATCTTTTGCATCTTGGCCTAAATCTAATACAACTTCTCCCTATACCTTATATTCAATCTCTTCTTCCCAAGTAAAAACTTGGATAGGGGATGAAAAAGATAGTTTTCCAAATTATGGTGGGCAATTATTATCGGCTTCTTTATATGATAGACAAAATAAAGATAATTTAATAAACTTTATCCCTAATCATATAGTTGAAAATTCTGATAACTCATTTTATAATACTTTTGTAAATATGATAGGCCAACATTTTGATCAAACTTGGCTCTATATAAAACATCTCACAGAAGTTAACAACACAGATAATTTAAGAGGTATATCAAAAGATTTAGTTTATCTTTCTTTAAAAAGTTTAGGTTTAGAAACATTTGATCAATTTGAAAATTCAAATTTAATAGAATATATTTTAGGTGAAGGTACTACGGGTAGTTTATTTTATGATGTACCTGCTAACCAAACATTAGTAACTGCTTCAAATGCAGGTTCAGTACCTAAGGGAGATATTACAAGAGAAATTTGGAAACGTTTATATCATAATGCGCCTTACTTATTAAAAACTAAAGGTACTGAGCGTGGTCTTAGAGCACTCATGAGTTGTTATGGTGTTCCATCTACTATACTTAATATCAAAGAATTTGGTGGTTCTACTAGAGATAAAACTACATACAAAACATTTAGTTATGAAAAATCAGGATTAGCTTTAAATGGTGATTCTGGTCTTAATGGATATTTTATAAAAACTAAATGGCAATCTCCTTACACTAATGATATTTCAGCATCAGCTAAAACTGTTGAATTTAGAATTAAACCTTTTAGATCAGAAGAAAATTATCATTTATTTTCATTATCTGGATCAAAAGAAATTTCTAGAGAACCCCACCTTATATTAGAACCCTACATTGGAAATGATATATCATCTTCAGGAGATTCTACTCAATATGGAAGATTAACATTTATTACTAATGATGGGAGGGCAAAAAAACATACAGATTATTTTCCAGTATATAATGGAGATTTTTGGAATATTTTTATTGGAGCTGAAGAAGTTCAAAATAATCCAATTAATCTTAATGAACATAAAGTTAAAATTACATTTGGAGCATATCAATCTAATTTTTTAAAAACTAATACTAAAGTAATTAATTTTTTTGATGGATTACCTTTTTATTTTCAAGCTAATGCATGGGGATTAGATAATTCTTTTATACGAAATAATCAGGGAGCAGATATCTACACTGATGGAGTTACTAGTTTCACACAGTTTGGTGACACTAAAGCAGGTGCTAGATTTTGCTATATAGGAGGTCTACCTGCTGGTTTAAAATTAAATTCATATAACTACACCCCAACTAATTTACGTTATTCTGGATCTATTCAAGAAATAAAATACCATTACGGTGAACTTCTTTCAGATGATACTCTTACAAAACATGCTCTTGAACCATTTATGTATAGTGGTAATACTCCATCTTCATCTTATAAAAATGTAGTATTAAGATTACCTTTAGGAAGTAATGATTTAGAAGATAGTTCAAGTTTCCATCCAAATCAAGACATAAATTATTTAATAAATTCTAATTTAATAGAATATAGTGATTTTACTAAATTTTCACCTGATCTTGTTTTCACTGCGGGTTCATATGTTCATGATACAAAGGTTTGGTTTACTAGTGCAAAGAATTTTGATCCTGAACCTTTTATAGATGGTGGGGGTATGAGAATTCAAAACAATTCAGCAGGGGAAATTGCTTATATTATATATAAATGGAATGGTCATCTTAATACTGTTGAATTAGGTAGAACTTATACATTAACTTATGATATTATTGAATCCAATCATGATTCAGGTTTAGTAATAGAAAATAATTATGGTATTGGTAATACTACACTTAATACTACAGTAGGAACCCATACAGTTGAACATGTTTTTAATAGAACTAGTTCTATTGCAGGTGAAAATCCATTTATAATTAAAAGATCTGGAGTTTCTAATTTAAATGTAGTAATAAATAATTTAATTTTTAAAGAAAAAATTACTACTAGTAATATGTCTACTCAAAAATGGGAAGAAGTAATTGAAACTCATCATTTACCTACTCCTGACACAGTTGGTAAATCTATGACAAGTGAAAAAGTTAGAATAGATGAAGGTACTGTAGATGATGACATATTATTACCTAATTTAAAATCAGAAACGTCTACGTTAGACAGACAACCTTTAGATTATCCTGATTTAGGAGTATATTTTTCACCTACTACTGAAATAAATGAAGACATATTATATACATTAGGCTCATTTAGATTAGATGATTATATTGGTTCACCATTACCATCAGATCAAACATCCTCTATATATAATGATTTAGCTAATATAAAAGACATATACTTTAAAAAAGTCAAAAATAGATATAATTATTGGGATTATATTAAATTAGTACAATATATTGATCATACACTTTTTAAATTAATAGAACAATGGGTTCCTATGAAAGCTAACCTAAAAACAGGATTAGTAATTGAACCACATTATTTAGAAAGAAAAAAAATCAAAAGATCCTTACCTACTACAGGTGTAGATCAAAGTATGTTAACAAATTCATACCAAACATTCGAATTTGAAGTAGAACCTAATAGTCTTTCTAATTTAAGTGGTTCTTCAGTTGTATCAACTAATAATTTACTTCAAACTACAGGTAGTAATCAACAAAGACAAGAACAAGGAACTAATTTTACTTTAGATATGGAAGAATATGTAACATTTGAAGTAGGTCAATCCGCAACTGATGGGAATGTGATGAAAAATAAATTATCTAATAGGTATTATCAATTAAGACAAATTAATTAATAATTAAGAAATGGGTTACACACAATTAACATTAAATACTAATAATTTTTCACTTACTTCAGAGACATCTTCTCCTGTATTAAATAATGTTAGTAATATATTAAATCCCTCAGTAAATAATACTACTATTAATTCTTTTGGTGGTGTAGTTCTTAGTTCAGCTATACCTTTCCTTAAATACACATTTAATTACCCCCAATATTTAAATAAAGTTATAATAAATTTTGCAGACACAACAGGAGTTAAAACAGGTACACTTACATTTTATGATGAAAATGATAATAAAATAAATAATCCCCAACATGGATCAA